GCAGCACCCGAGCCAACCATGCGCGCCAGCGTCTGCATTGCGGCATCCGTGAGGTCGGTCTTCACTTCGACTGCGGTGCCGGGTTTCTGTGCTCGCGCAATGTTCTCGGCAGCCTGGAACACCCGCTTGATCTGCTCGGCAGCCTGCGGAGTGATCGCCCCGTTCTCCTGCATGATCTGGATCGGGGACTTGCCGCCTAGGTTGCGCGAGGTGAACAGCAGCCCGCGCATCTGTTCGAGGTTGAGCACGTTGTTCTTGTCGGTCGCCCGCAGGATCGCGGCGTTGAACAACGAGGCGCGCATGCCCTCCATCGCCTCGGGCGTGTTGGCGATCTTGATCATCTTCACGAGGTCTTTTTCCTGCGTGTTCGACAGCAGCGCACGGCTCGCCATCGACACAGGGTCGGACTCGATCAGCTTGGCGAACGCCTTCTGCTGCATGATCACGTTTGTCTGGCGCTTCGCCAGTGCCTCCATCCGACGTGCGGCATCCTCGGCGCTGGACGCGGCCTTGAGGTCCGCAGCCACCTCGGGGAACCGCTTCAACAGCAACTCGTTCTTTTGCAGGAACTGCGCCACCCGCTCGGGCTTGACGCGGCCGGTCAGCGGATCGACCGACTCAGCCGCCCCGATCCGCAGAATCCGCTCCTGAGCATCCAGCATCGTGGTCACTGCGGTATCGTCACCCAGACCCCGCGTCTGGAGGAACCGGGTGGCCTGTTCGAGTTCCTGCATCTGAATCGCAGCCGCCTCGCCACCGGAAGCCAGTGCCTTGCGCAGCGTGAGTTCCGGGGCTACCCGGTTGCCGTAGCGCCCCTGAGCCGTGACCTTGCCGACGAAGCTGCGGGTGAAGACGTCGTTCAATTCGCGCGAGAATGCTCGAGCTTCATCGTAGGTCTTGTCGCCGGCTTCACGGAACGCGACGTCCATATCGTCCAGCACCGCCTCGGCCAGATCGTTGTAGATGCGAGCCTGACCGAAGTCGCCGGTGTTCGTGGAGGCACGCGCCTGATCGAGTAGTTCGCTGCGAAGCTGGCGCATCTCCTTGACGTCAGTACCCTTGACGGCACCGGGCACGCTGATGAACGAAAGCGTCTCGGGGTCATAGACCTCGGAATCGGCTGCTGCCTTGGTCACGCGGTCCAAGAACGAGCGGACGACCTTGGGCAGTTTTTCGTTCCGAACCTCGGGCAGCAGGTCTTTACCCAGTTCGTCCAGCGTCTGTTGCAGGTTGCTCGGCTCAACAGCGCGCGTGTCATCGACCTTGGACCAGAGTTCGGACTCCACGGCCCGGACTTCTTTGATCGACTCACCCACAGCTTCCCGAGCCTTGACACTCAGTTCAGCCCGAGCACCCGGAGTGTCTTTGCTGATCTTGCTCACGGCAACATGGACGTCGTTGATCGCACCGTCCAGGCGCCCTTGGATCAGGGTACGGAAGTAGGTGTCCTTGAGCTTGGCGGCCGTGGTCAGCGCAGCCGGGTCGCCGGTGTTGCTCAGGAGCGTGATCTGCCCGCGCAGCGCGTCCAGACCATCGCGCGCCTTGCGCTCCGCTTCGGCACCGAACTGTGCGCTCTTTTTCGAGGCGTAGTCCTCCAGCGCCCCGAGCGCCACGGAGCCGGTCTTCTGGGCTGCCGTGAGTCCCTGAGTGCCCACGATACCCTGCTCCCGGAGAATCCGGGCAACCACGGTCGGGTCTTCACCGGTGACGCGGAACAGGTCTTGCAGAAGCCGGCCGGCCGCAGTCTCCCGACCGGCAGGACTCACGGCTTCCCATGTGGAACGGATCGTCTTGAACCCGTAGCCCGCGGCGTCAATGGTGAGTCGAGTAGGGTTGAACATCCCCATCGTCACTTCGGCACCGATCCGGATATCCGTCCGCCCAGGCGCAATCGCCTCGGCCATGCCGGCGCCAGACGCCGCACCCGCGGCACTGGTGAGTTCGGCTGCCGCGAACCTCAGCGGCTGTGTTCGAGCGGTGTCGATGATCCGGTTCAGGAACAGGCCGACAGTGTTCTCAGCAAAGCGCAAACCGGTGCGAGCGGCCACGTAGGGCGCCCCGGCGATCGGCAGCGCACCACCGAAGGACTCACCGGCGTAGGCAGCCGGCCGAAGCTCGGGGTCGAATTCCTCGGGCTTGCGCAGACCCAGAGCATCCCGAGCCATGCCACCAGCCTTCAGAGCAGCAGCGCCCCCGGCAATTCCGCCCACAACAGGACCGAGAGGGGCGAACGGTCCGAGAAACGGAGCGGCGGCTATGCCGGCTTGGGCACCTCCGACCATCGCGGGCAGCACACCCGAGAACTCCACGGCCGCGCCAGCGCCAGCCTCCAGACCCGCGCGTACCTTGGACTCGGCACTGGCACCAGCAGCACGAGCTTCCGGGAAGTCAGCGAACTCATCGGTCGGCTTCGCTACGGTCCCCGCATCGGGAAAATCAGCAAACTCGTCCATTATCGATTTCCCGGAACAGTCTTAGGTCTACCGTCAGGTGTAAGGAACTCGGTTCCGGGCGGCAGCTTCATGGCTTCTTCTTTCGACTTCACCTTCTGCGGCACCCCGAGGGTTTGACGGAAGTTCGTGATGACGTTGATCACCGACTCAGCGGCTTTGCGCTGCTCCAGCGGTGTGTTCGGGTTGGCAAGAATCTTGGTCTCGTCACTGATCCGGCGCTCCAGCGCCTCATCGATACCTATCAGCCGGCGAGCGTAGGCTTCCGGGTTGTCGAGTACCTGACCGGAGATATCGACCTCCTTCTCGATTGCCGCCATTTCCGTTGCCATGTACCGACCGCTCTGGCTCAGGGCGCGGATGAGTTCGCGTGACGAGGCTTCGGCATACTGCCGATCGGTGGCGTACTGGCCCCCGCCGTCCAGCATCTCCCCGACCACCGGGATGCGACCGGCAGCGGCGGCAGCGGCCGGCACGACACCCGTGATGTTCGAGCGACGGTTCCACAGCGACGATTGATCCCCTGCCGGTGCGGCCGGGGCGGTCTTCTGCACATCCTCCATGCGCCACATGCCGTCAGGCCCGACTGTCGTTGTGCCGATGCGCCGACCATCGACGGTCAGTTCGATCTGCTCACCGGGGCGGGGCGGGCGGTTCAGCGGCTGCCCACCGACTGAGACAACGGCCCGCTCTGCTGCTCCGGGTGCTGCGCCACCAGCCTGCGCGGACATCGGGGCGCCGGCCGCCTGCTGAGTCGGCATGCTCAGGCCACCATAGAACCCGGAGCCGCGACGCAGGGCTTCCGTGGCGAACGCGGGCACGGTCGGTTGAATCTTGGTCCACATGCCAGTCAGCGGGTCTTGCTTCTCGACCGCGGCGTATGCTTCGGTGTACATCGCCTCGAAGTTCCGGGCTTCTGCGGGGTCCATGAGTCCGTTGGCGTAGGCCGGGGCATTTGCGCTCACGAACCGCAGCGCCTGGGCCTTGAGGCTGTTTCCGCCCAAACCCGTGCCAGTCTCAGCCTCCACCTTGTAGAACTTGTCGATCACGTTCTGGGGTGCCGGCTTGCCGGTAACCAGTTCGTACTCGATCACCTGATCCGCGACGGTCATGTCCTTCTGCGGCGGGAGGCTGCGAATCTTCATGATCTCGGTGGGCGACAGATCGCGCCCGAGCATGCCGGTGAACTTGCGTACATTCGCATCCTGACGCGCGACTTCACTCGCCTGCTTTCCTTCATCGACAGCGATGTCGATACTGAAGCTGCGGGCAGTGTTCGGGTCGAGGAACGTCCCCACGTTCGGGTCGGTCATCAGCGCCTTGGCTGCTGTAGCGTTCCCTTGGGTCAAGAGGGTCTTGATCGTGTTCGTGGCGATCTTCGACCGGCCGGCCATGCGCCATTCCTCGTACTGACCGGCAGGTACGGCATCCTTGATACCCTCCAGCCGAGCATCGTACTCCGCGAACAGGTTTGTCATCTCCTGCGGCGCGAACGACCCCTTGATCGCCAGTTCGTTCGAGTATTGGTCGACCATGTTGCCGACCATCTGGTACTGAGCCTTGATCTGCTGACCCAGAGCCATCTTCTGATACTGAGTGGTCTGGTTCTCCAGCTGCACCTGGAACGCGGCACGACTGTCGCCGGTGCCAGCATGGGCACCCAAAAGCTCCTGAGCCTTCTCCTTCAGTGCCGCCTGATACTTCTCGACGGTGGCCTTGTTGGCGATGTCCTCGGACCCCAGAGCCTCAAACGACTGCTGTGCGAAGGTGTCGAACTCACCGAACAAGCGCACCCGATCCAGCGTGTCCTCGCGTCGCTTCATGTTCAGCCCGATGTCCGCCACCACAGACCCCATCTGCCCGATGGCCTGACCGGTACCCGCACCCATCTCCTGCGCGGTCACGCGCCCCGCTTTGGCGGACGTCTGCTGCTCGTAAATCGGAAGCCGTGCCATTCTGTACCCCTTAGATGAGCGCCCCGAAGCCACTCAGCAAACGTGAGCCGGCTCGGACGTAACTCGTTTTCTGTGCTTCCTTACCACCGCGGCGCAGGCTGGCAGCTTCGTTGAACGCCTCGTACCGGGCGTTCAGGGCGTCGATCTCAGCGTTTGCTGCCGACTCTGCCAGTACGTTCAACGGCGTGCCGCTGGCCGTGACGCCTGACTTCGCAATCGCAGTTCGCGTGGTGCTCTGTTGGCGATCCACACGGCGCCGGAATAGTTCTTCTGCCGAGTAGGCGTCAAAGATCGTGCGGCGTGCATTCCCTTCGGCTGCCGCACGCGCAGCGGCCCCTTCCTTGAGATCACCGGACGCACCGAGCAAACTCCCGAGAATCGACAGCCCCACTCCCCAAGACATCAGGTAACCCTCGCATACAGAACCATGTCATCACCATTCGGGCGAAAAGACTTCATGTAACCTTCGACCTCGAACCCGAGCATCTTGATCCAGCGATGACCAGGGGCAAAGCCCACATCGACATACGTCTCCAGCCGCCGTGCATCCAGCCGCTCCAGAAACCGAACAGCATGGCGATGGATGATCGGCATCGTGCGCCCGATGTTCTGCGACAACAGTGCCCAGACAATCATGCGACCCTCCCACGCCTGCTCGGCTCCCCACATCGCCAGCACCTCACCGTCCTGCGTCAGCGTCTCCGCCATGCCGGCGTCCGCGTAGGTCGCCAGATCGAATTCGTCATTGACCAGATCAATCGATGAGGTCTGACCGGTCTGAAGGTGCAGCTTGTAGATGTCCTCGTTCCGGCTCGGTCTAATTTCGATCATAGGTGTTCAACTGCGGCATCAGTGCCACGATTGTACAAGGCAACGGGAGTCTGTGCTGCACCGTAATCTGGGGAGCTTGCTCATAGCCACTCGGCCACGGCAGAGTCGGCGTGTCCCCGGTGTACAGCGACACCGGTGCGTTCATGTCATCGTTGCTCGTGCGCGTGTGGTACTCGTCCATCTCGGTCGTGTTCGGGCCGTACCAGAGTCCCGGACCCGTTTTGTACAGGCGGATGACGAGGTTGTTCAGGCGCATCTGCTTGCCTTGGGCCACCCCGTCCGATGCACCCGATTCAATGGGCATGGAGGTCATGGTGGCCGTGTAGGCCAGACCGGCGTGGATCACGCTGCCGGCGTACTGGAGGGTGATCGACCCACCGGTGACCGTGACGTTCGGATGCACGGCGCCATCGACCAGCACCGCAACTTCCTCACCCTCAAGGTGATCGAGTCCAGACACCGTGCTGACCGGTGCGCCGTCATAGGTGAGGCCCGAGTCCACGAAGAACGCATCAACGTCTTCCCGGTACTTCTCGATGTACTCGATGTAGCGTTTCGTTGTTCCGCCGATCGTGCGCTTGACGACGAGGAAGGTGACATCCTGATCACCATCCCAATGAGGCAGCGTCACCACGGACTCCACATCGCCCCCGAGACTGTGCCGGTGCCAGCCCACCACGTCCTCCTGGCGCTCGTAGGTCATGCCGATCAGCGTGCCATCAGTGCGCGGCGCCCAGATGATCTGGTCCGGTTCCTGCTGGTAAGCCATGTCCACGATGCCGGTTTCCGCAATGTGGTCGGCCAGCACATTCATGTTCGGCGCCACGTAGGAGTCGGTGTTGAAGTCGTAGGTGTATTCGCGCAGCTTGCGGCTCGAACGCTGAAGGAACAGGATGCTCGCGGCCACGCGCAACGGGCGCACGTTGTTCGCGCTGCCATAGGTTGTCTGTGGCACGATGCGCACATTCGTCGGCGTCACGGCATCGCTGATCTGCTGCGCGCTCAGGGTGAATTCGCCGTTGTTCGTGCCGACTGCCAGCACCTTGCCCGGAGACAACCACTGGATCGTGTTGCTGTCCTGCGAGTTGATCGTGTAGTTCAGCGCGTCGTCGTCCTTGGTGCCGTACTTGTGGTTCTCGTAGTCGCTGCTGACCGAGGCCCACAGGGTCTGGGGCTTCGACGCACTGCCGCCGAACCACAGACGATCCTCGTAGAAGCACACCGAGTTCGGGTAGCCGCGGCGTGACGACCACGCACCCTCGGCCCACCGGGTCGTACCAGGAGTGAGAGCAGAGGCCGGCAGACGCTTGATGACCGTGGCGTCGACGACCGTGGCGCTCGTGTAGCCAGTGATCTCGACGTACCCCTCACCGTCGTGCAGGAAGTCCCACAGCACGGCGCCATCGCTCTCGGTGCCCGAGGTATGGATCGGAGGCCGGGTGCCCATCGTGCCGCCTGCGGTGGTCGAGTACAGGTTGTCCAGATAGTACCGGGTACCGGTCGCTGCAACTGTGGTGCCCGCTACCCACTGGTTGTGCTTGCTCGCCAGCACCTCGGAGAATTTGAAGAACGACCCCACGTCGGCTGCAACGAACAGCGAAGCTGACGCAGTGAGCGTGATGGCACCGGTGACAGCGGACGCCGTGATCGTGATGGTCCCGTCGTTCTCGTCATTGAACGGAGGCCAGTCGAAAGAAACCTCCGTCATCGTCCAGTCCGTTGCAGCATTGCGTGCAAGCTTGTAGGGCGGGTAGTCGGGGTGCGTGATGTAGATGACGTCGGCCGACTGGGCGTAGTCCAGCTGATCAAGGTCCGTATGATCGTAGGGACTGACGATCTCGTAGGGCAACCCACCGTCAAGCACCACACCACCGTTGGCGTAGAACCGGATGTACTCGTCACCGAACTCCAGCACGTAGGCTTGGGTGGTGCTGAACTCAAATGGGATCAGGCGCGTGCGGTTGGCGGACGTCTTGGTCTCATTGACGAAGCGGCTACCGGGGCGCTTGCGTGCCGGCCCGTGGATGCGCGGCAGGAAGTTCTCCAGACGCTCGCACCCCTTGCGAAACTTCTCCAGATCAATGCGCCCTTTGAACTCGGGCGACAGTTCGCCGGCGTTGAACGCATTGAGGATCGGACTCGACTTTGCCACTTCAGTACCTCACCTTGATCCAGTCGTCTTCCTCGTACTCGACAGGCGGGTTCTCCTGACCGTCGATCCGCTTGGCGGCCACCAGCGACTCCGTGTACATCTGCACCGCGAGTTGCTTCTTCTGGGTGCTCTGGGTCAAGGGTTCCGCGAGTTCGATTGCAAGACACGAGGCCACGGCATCGATGAACAGAGCATCGTACTTGTTCGGGTCTTCCTGACGGAAAATGTAGCGCACGTACAGCGCGTCTGCATTGGCCAGTATCGTGTTGCTCTCGACCTGATACTCACCGGTGGAGAGGTCACGAATCTCGACCAGACGAAGCCAGTCAGCAGGCAGCGGGAACTGATTCTCGAACCCCCATGCCGGGGTGTCGGTGCTCGGTGCCAGAATGTCGCGCTTCATGGCGAAGTTCCACGGGTGCTCGCGCAGCACTTGATCACGCACGAGAGGCCAGTTGCGCGAGCACAGGTTCGCGGCCTTGTTGCCATCGGTCAAGCTGATGATCGGGTTCTGCCCGAGCTTGTCGAGTGCCTTGTTGCAGACGTCGATGATCGATGCCATTCCGGCCCCTTTGGTTACAGTTCAGCGTCTGCGACGGCGAAAGACAATCACCACATTTGTAGTCGTGGCGGCTGGTTCAAGACGAGGTGACAGTAAAGTTAGCAGCATCAGGAGAAAAAGATGTCGCCTACCACATCACCCAATGACACAGCGGTAGTGCCTGCGTCAGCAGAATCATTGACGATCGTCATGCCGATACCCGTGGTAAAAGCGATTCCTCCAGGCATCGACAACTCTGCTCTGCCGCCCGGAGGAATACCTATTGTACGGACTACACCAGACCCCGCGGTCGGTGTTGTTGTCTGGTTATGGAATTTCACGTACTTCCATGCCGCAGACGTGTTAGCCAGATTCCACCCCAACAGTCGTCCCGCACTCGCCTTGACGATTGTCGCATTGGTGGTTGCTGCACTTACTATATGCGTCCCGCTTGCGGCGCCTGTGGCGTTCGCTCTGTACTGAACACCCACATCACCGATGGCGTTCGTACCAGCATTGATGCCCGCAGAAACAGTACCACTGACAGGCTGAGTGCCGCTGATCTGAGCACCGGGGATTGGTTCAGTGGCGTACGTGCCCGGAACCAATGTCCATACCTGAGTGCCCGAGGTCCATGCAGTCGCCCTTATACGGAACCACTTAAGAGCATTGACCGACAACTCCCACGCATAGGTAGGTGCTGCCGCAAGCACCCCTGTTGTCGTTTCGATAGTATTGGCGTTTGAACGGATGGCTTGGACCAAAAACCAATTGCCGTCCGCTCCATTTGTAGAATTCAGAGAGCCTTCAAACGTACAATTGGCGCCAGCAAAAGTGCCCGAACAATGCACCATTAGATTGGAGAATCGTTCGGTATTTACAGGCACCGTACTTGTGGAGCTAGTGACATTGCCAACAGTAGCCGAGTAACTGGCGGGTTTGGATGCCACCTTCAGGCGCCCTTCCTCGTCCAGTTTCAGTATGGTGTAGTCACCATCGGCCGCAGTCGGAATATCACTATCAGAACGAAGGGCAAGCATCACCATGCCTGCATCACCACTGGTGTGGACCGAGTCCTCCAGTCTGACAGCAGCGGTGGCTACAGGTAACGGGTTGACACTGGATACATCCGATGCTGCGCCATCTGCACCAAACGACACTTTTACTCGCTGGTACAGAACACCCCCGATGTCATCAGCGGCAATGTCTACGCCTGTTCCGGGAGTGTATCCTACGTTATCGGCCATTCCTGTCTCACCCCTTCATGAAGTCAGCCATACGTTTGCGTGCTTCAGCGAGGGTCTTGGTGACAGTTTCCAGTTCCTTTTCCGCCTGCGTCTTTCGACGGATTGCTTCATCGGCCGCTGCCGCGTACTCGATCGCGGTGTTTCTTGCGTCCAATACATCGGACTCTGCCGATGTCCTCATTTCAGCAGCTTCTTCTTGAGCTTTTGAAATGATCTGGTCAGCCTTCGATTGTGCCACCTCGGTGGACTTTTTCAGGTCACTTCGGGCCTTGTTGAGTTCGGTCTTGGCTTTGCCGATGTCGGCGTTGACCGACTCAAGCTCGGCTTTGGCGGCAGTGACAGCGGCAGCCAGTTCCGTCTTGTTCTGCTCTGCTCCCGCCAGTGCGGCGAGAACCACATCGACATCCTCGAATGCCTTGAGCACACGGGTCATTTTCCCGAATGCTTCTATTGCGGCTTGATAGCTCATCGCGGAGTCCTCGCAAACATGATCACTGTCAGGTCAGTGGTGCCATCACCAGCGGTGACAGCGGGGCGGACAAACCGGGGCGTTTCGGCAACCAGTTCCAGAGCCGCTGCGGTCTTGGTCAGAGAATTACCCTGGGGGTCCGTCAGCGCGATGTAATTGACACCATCATTGCTTCCTTGAAAGGTCACTGACCCACCGGAACCAAAGGTGCCCACGATCTGAATCGTACGATCAGGGTAATCGGTCAAGGAAACAGGCGAACCGTTGTCACCATTGAGCAATCCAGACCATGTGACGAGGGTTGAGTGGTCCATCCCTTGCTTACCGGGCTGGATGATCGCAGGGGTACGTTCAGCCATGTTGATTCCTTATTGAAACAAAGGGCCGAAGCCCCTTGTGTTACTGCAATTCGAGTTCGTTGATCCGTTCCTGGATGCGCTCGATGCACACCATCAGATCGGCTTTGGTCGCGCTGTCGTCGTACAGAATGCGCACCTGACCCGAGAGAGTCAGCGCCGTCCCGTCTTCCTTGGTCATGGACTCCTTGACCGTGGTCACCGAGGCGTCGATGTATTGCTTCGCCATGTCGTTCTCCAGTAGTGGAACAAGGGGGCCGAAGCCCCCTTGTCGTTACGGCGCGATGTAGTACAGATACACGACCGCGAAGTCTGCGCTGTTCGGCAGCGACGCAGTGCCCACGGTCGCCAGCACCGTTTCAGCAGACGACAGAGCCGCGTCATCCATCGCAGCCGCATTGCCGAACAGGGTCGGCGTGTTGGCGGCGGTGAAGGTTGCGGCCGTGCGGTACTTGCCCGTGGCACCCGAGACACCGATGGCGATCGTTGCCGAGGCGCCGGCCGTGGCCGACGCGACGATCATGCCGTAGGCGAACGTGTAGCCGGCCGGGACGCGCGCCAGCACGATGTCGTCGCCGGAGGCTTGACCGTCGTACGGCAGCGTGGCGCGGAAGCAGCGAACACGGGCACCTTGGAAACCACCGCTGTTCTGGGTGGTCGGGATCGTACTGATCCCTGCGACTTCTGCTGCATAGGTTGTTGCCATGTCAGTTCTCCCTTACTCGGTGCAGAGGATTTCAACGACCTTCTTTTCCTCGACTCGCGTCGCACCGAAGGTTCCCTTGACATACACCTGCGTCGAGTACGACTTGTCGGCGCGCTCACCGATGCGGGTGTTGATGTCGTTCCACATACCGACGTGCAGGCCGGACTTGGCCCAGGCGATGCAACGACGGGCGCTGGAACCATCGACACCCAGACGCTCGATCTGGACGAACTTGAACCCCATGAAGGTGTCCACGTTGCCCTGAACCAGCGACTTGACGGTGTTGTAGTCGCTCGACGTCACTTCCGTGGTAGCCAGCAGGTCTTCAATCTGCTCGGCAGTGACCGCGATGTACAGCTGGTCCATGTCCATGTCGACTTCGTTGCGCATGAAAATCTTCTTCGCAGCGCGCAGCTTGGCGATGGTCAGACCGCTGGCGGCAGCGGCGATCTGCTGCGTGGCCGTGGCGAACGCAGTGGTCGTGGTGCCGTTCTCGCCGGTCTTGGAGTCACCCAGAGCCGCAGTGATGATCAGGTCATCCATCGCACGGCCAAGGGCGTAGGCGCCGTTGGTAGCGTACGAACTGGTCGGGTCGATCAGCATGCGCAGCTTGTCCTGATCGTCGATCATGTCGGCCCACTCGTAGTCGGTCGGGAAGACCCAACGAGCATCGTGCGGGGTGGAGATGAGCGGCGTGTCGGAGTGACGGCTGGTGCGGACCTGTGCGGTCACCGCGCCAACTTGTTCGACGGCCTTGGCCGCCTTGCCGGTGTAGCTGCCGACGGTGCAGCAATCGCGCAGCTTGGAGCCGCGCTGCTGGAGCAGCAGGGCGACGTTGGTGGTGTACTGCTGTACAAAAGCAGTCGTGACTTCAAAGCTCATGATGAGACCTCGCTATAAATGGATCAAGTCTGTCCGGTTGAGATCGACTTGTCCGCTTGAGCGGGGTCTAGAAACGCTGGCACCTTGTTGTCGGTTCCCTTTGCAGGCCGACCCGGTTTTCCAGACGCTTGCGAGGCCGGTACTTCCTCGCTATCTGAGGATACATAATCCTCGAATTTTTTGCAAATTTCGATTGTGTTCTCGGGTATCGTGATTCCGACACGCGACGCCTGGGGGATCAGGAGCTTCAACAACTCCAGTCGCACGGTCGCCTTATCCATGAGCGGCCCCCATGAGTCGGGTCATCTTGGCGACGGCATCCTTGTCACCACTCAGGTACTTGCCCATGAACTGCGTGTCCAGCTTCAGGTCCGCGATCTGCTGCTTCGCGGCAGCCGGCGACAGGGCGAACGAGGTGCCTTCACGCTCACCACCGGCGAACGAGTCCTCACCCATCTTCGACCCGAGTGTGGCGAACAGGCGCAGGGTTTCCGCGGTACCGAGCTTCGCTTCCATCGCGTCCAGCTTCGCCTGATCGTAGCCGAGCGCCGCAGCCGCGCGACGGCCGGCGTCAAGGTTCTGCTCGAATGCCTGACCCCACTCTTTCTTGACGTCAGCGACCTCGCGCTCCGAAGCGGCGACCATCTCGGCCTCCGACTGCTGCCCGAGGCCCGTGACGAACTCGTTCCACTCACCATACAGGCCGGCAGCCTGCTTCGCGGAAAGTCCGTGCTTGTGCGCGAGGGTTTTGTAGAAGTCGGTGACCTTCGGGTCCGCGTCAGCGGGCATCTTCAGGTCGTACTTGTCCGGGGAGTCCGGGCGGCCGAGCTTCGCGTAGAAGTCGTTGATCTTTTGCGGGTCGGCGTCCTCACCCGGCAGTTCCACGAGCGCCTTGGACCCACCGGCAAACTTCTCCAGGTTCCGGTAACTCGTGAGCAGATCAGCCGGCGACTGCCAGCCCTTTGCGCCCACGTAGGCTTGGGTGTCTTCATCGAACCCCGAGTTCCACGGGGTCGGTTGTGTCGTCGGGGTTCCGGTGTTCGGGGTTCCAGCAGCACCGGTGTCGGCGCCACTGTTATCGCCCGACAGGGCGGCAGCAGCTTCACTCATTGGGGTAATCCTCGATCAGTTGAACAACGTCTTCTTCGGTCAGATTCAGGTACGCCTGAATCCGCAGGAACACCTCGCGCCGGCCTTCCAGCAGGTACGTGGTGTGCACATTGTTGACGTCCGCTGTCGGCAGCGATGCCCGACAGAAGCGTCTGAGGTCCGCGAGCACCTTGCGACCCTCGGGGTTGTCGAACGTCTTGACGTAGGCGCGGCGGCGGCGCAGGGTCAGAGGGTTCAGGTTCATGCAGCACCCCGCAGCAGACTCTGCGCCTGGGCAGCATCCTTCATCGCGGAGGCAATCGGCTGTGCAGCCTGAAGCTCCATCATCTGCTGCTCCTGCGCCGCCCGGTCGTCGCGAATCTTCTTGATCGTGTCGGGGCTGCGCAGCACCGGTGTCGGCACGCCGGAAACCTCGGCCGTCAGGCGAGCAAGCTCGTCGCGGTCGAAGATGTCCAGCACGGTCGGGTCGATCTGGGCGAACGGGGACAGAAGCTCCATCGTGCGCTGCACACCCACCAATTCCTCGGCCCGCTGCATCCGGGACATCGGGGAGTCATAGACGATCTCGTACTCGCCGCCGGCTTCCCGCAGGACGTCCGGCATCGGCGGGAGCATGCGGTGGAACATCAGCAGGTCAAGCTCGCGCTCGATCAGCGGACCCAGAGCCTCGGACTGCTGGCGCCCCATCGTCGGGGTCAGCAGCATCCCCTTCTCCTGAGCACGGATCAGCGCCTCGGTAGCCGTCATCCGCGGGGTATCCACGAGAATCTGGAACAGGGTCACGAGGAACGCATCGTCAATGGCAGCACGACGCTGGTCCATCTTGCCCTCTGCAATATCGACGCGGGCACCGGTGCCGAACGGCTGGAGCATCGCCTGACCGTTGCGATTCACACCGCCGACGTTCAAGCCACCAGGGCGCATGTTGATCGTGGTCGCACCGCCCCCAAGAATCCCGTCATCGTGCAGCAAGATGGGCGGGTCGATCAGCTTATGGACAGCCCGGATGTCGGTCTTCGCCATCTCGTTGAGCATCTTGATGTCCGGCAGCGCCATCATCGCGGGGCTGCGGCCATAGACCTCCTCGGGGGCCGTGACGTACCGGCTGATCGAGTATGGGAAGCTCGTGAAACCACCCTCCGGGGCGACCAGCATCTTGTCCGCCACCGAGATGTAGTAGGAGGCGAACGGCTTGCCTCGCGCATCCACACGGCCTGGGTCGAGATCACCACGAGGCATGACGACATGAAGGAAGTCGAATTTCTCGTTCTGACGCTGCGGACTTTCGAGCGCCTTGAGCACCCGTTCCGGCAGCATCTTCTCACCCCACCGCTGTGCAGCCTGACGTGCGGTGTATTTGAAGCACCGATACACGGTGTCAATGGCACCCTGGTGGTTCTCCAGCAGGAACGTGTCCTTGAGATTCAGGCAGCGATAGCGCAGGCCGACCTTGGGGTCGAAGTCGATGAATAGAGAGCCTGTGCCGAATGCGCCCGTGGATACCCACCGCTCATAGTTCTGGCCGGCGAAGTTCGCTTTCGGTGAGTACCGGGCGGCGTACAGAATATTGTTGGCCTTGTAGAACCAGTCCTGCACCTCGAAGTCCCGGTTCAGCTCCTCATCCGTGGTGCGCAGGTTGTGCCACTTCTGCGCTCGGGGCGTGAGCATCGAGTCCATGACCGCAGCGAAACGGTCGAGGGCGATCTGCGGCCGGGAGTCAAAGACCTTCTGAGTCCGCTTCTCGCCGTCCGTGGGCTCCCCGACAAAGCCGATCTGGCGAGGAAGCACGCGCTCGGCGATCTCCTCCCAGTGGGCTTCCCATGTACCCCGGCTCCCTTTAAGAGCGGAGTACCGGTGGCAGATTTCTTCGACCAGAGTCATTGGTGCCTCATTTCTTCGGGGGTTTCTTTCCCTTGCCTTTTCCGCATCCCATCATCTTGCTCCTTTGGTAGTTAGTTACCCTCGAACACGCGGGCGGGAGGGTTCGGTCATGGCTTACCTATAGGGGAACCGCCCGGAGGCGGCTTTTTGGTGGGCTGATGGAGGCAATCAGAACTCATACGTCGATCCGTTTATGACTGCCGAAACACTTGATAACCCTACAACACACGATGAGATAACAGCACCGCCTGTCAAAATGTTTGCAGCCGAATTCCACTCTGTTTCATATGGTGAAACCGGGAAAGATGCGTCGTCGTAGGTGTAGCCGAGGAAATGCCGAACACCTAGAGCGGCAAAAACTATCATTCGTTGCGGATATCGAATACCGATGTTTGGCGCAGTTGATTGAAAACCGCTCTCCGTACACCAGATTGGAAAATCTACCCCGCTAGCAACACACGCCGCTCGAATCGCGCTGACTGCCTGAACGTAGTTGATTGGGTGCTCATAGACATGCTCGGCCTGGGTGTAGTAATGCCAGCAGACTCCGTCCAGCCAATCTGACAAAACGCCACCATTTCCGTCAGTAACATCCAGCGCCGCCTGTAGTGTTGACGCTGCGTCATGGCCGGCGAGACTGGGCGACAATATTACGGCAGCGGGGTCGATAGCCCGAATGGCCTGAACTGTTTCCTTAGTGTATGGCCCTAGCAGCGACACCGGATCGGCGTAAACGCTAGTCTGGTCAATCTCGTTCCACAGCTCATAAATCACACCACTACGGCCATGCTCATTGCGCAGACGAGTCGCAAGAGCCGCGACAGCAACGCCCCATGCCGTCAGGTCGTCTGGGCACATGTTGGACTTTCCGCCCAGATAACTGCCGCCGATAGCGGCTCTGCTGATCATGTAGTCAGGCGGAGCCCCCAACGTTACGATCAGGCGCTTGTCGGAGTTGCTGGTACAAAGTTGGTCGAGACTGTCCCAGTTATAGACTCCTGACGACGTGTTCAGATTGCGCATAACGCATCGCCTCGACAACCCCAATGTGCCACGGTAGTCCCATGTCCGAACCGTGCTGTGTGCGATGCTGGCGGGCGCGTTTGCGATGTCGCTGGTGCTGAGTCCGATATACCCAGCAGGCACTGTCACAGGAGCGGACAGCAGCTCTGCCTGCTGGGTCATGCGTTTGGGCGGTAATAAAAAGCGAACGATTCGATGACGGCGTAATCTGTCGCGGTATTAATTCGGACCGTATGCGCGAATACCTGAGCCTGAGTGGTGTCCAGTGTTAAATATTTCATCCCTCCCGCGTTGCCCGGATCGCCGTTTTGACTGTTCAGGCAAAACTGTCGCTGCTCACTGCCTCGATTTTTGAGCGTTCCCAATGCCCCGTGATACGGGTTTGTAGTTTGCGTTGCGCCCGTCAAAACCGTTGCGCCTAAATACGTGTTGTAAACCTTAGACCCGACACTGTTGTTATTGTTTGTCGCGCGCTCCCAATACAAACAGCCGTTTGCGCCCAAAGCGCCTGCAGGCACTATGCAAGACGGTCCTGGCACATCAGCACCGGTGGCCTGCGTGTATGCCCCCGGCCCTGCCGCAACAATAGCGGTCGGAGAATCGGGTATCGACGGCTGTCCTGACGTATATGTGTCAGCGTAAATCTGGCCTATCGTCGCCCCGGTGAGGTTCGTTAGATACCATCCAGCGACCGAACCATTAAACACCGCGCCAGCCGGAAAGTAGCAATAGCACCAACCATAAACAGTGTTAAATGCTGTCAGTCCGCTCAGAGTTCCGTTAGACGCCACACTTCCGCTGCTCGGCATGACAAACGGAATTCCGCTTTGAGCTAGGATTATCGGAACGCCACCAGCCGCCCCCACCACCGCAGCGGCCGCGCTCCCCAGAGTCACAGACACCGACGACGTGCTCTTGCTGAGACTCACTGCCACCGCAACTGTGCCACCCAGAGCATAGGGTCCGTAGGTCCACTCGCCCTTGTACTGGAGGATCGACGTGCGCACGTTCGTCTGACCATCGAGGTCGGCCGACGAGATGACATCGGGTGTCTCGGTGACCGTAACGTAGCAGTTCGGCTCCGTGGCGACAGTGACCGCCTCGCCCGGTGCCAGTGTGTAGGTCCGGAAGTTACCCGGTGCGAGGGTGACGGTACTGGTCGAGAGGGTCATGCGGGTTCTCCTGGGTCAGCCGAGCTTCTTGCGGCCGATGGTGGGGTCTGTGTAGTTACTCTGGTCCGAGAGCATGGTCGCTGCGCGCCCGGACGCCACGCGCTCACGTCGGCGCGCGGCGTCTGCCGCTGCCGCGATCCCTGCGCGGTCCTCCATCGTCGGAGTCTGGATCGGCGGGGGAGCCTTGACCTTGGGTGCCGAGAACAACCCGGAGACCAGCTTCGTGACGCTCTTGAACGCCTTCTTGACGAATCCCATCAGGTACTCCTACGTGCTGAACACGTCATAATCAGTCTCGGCTACTCGACCCTGGAGCCTGCGCAGCCGGGTGTTCGCGGCGCTGTCGGTGCGGGCGATCTTCTCCGCGAAGGTCAGCCCGAGGGCGTCTGCCGAGTCGGGGGAGGGGAGACCGCGCTTCAACATCTGCTCCTTCGTCTCCAGCTTGATCTGACCCTTGAGCGTCACATCGTATTCAGGTCCGGTCAAGTCGTCAATCAGTGTCTGGTCGTCCTCGATGCACCCGGTCGCCAGCCAGTCGCGCATCTCGCCCCACATCTCGGCTCGCTTGTTCAGGTACCGCTCCGGGTCCGAGGCGCTGGCACCCGACTGCACCTCGATCACCCGGTAGCCAAGCTGCTTCAGTCGATCGACCACCCCGCCGCCCACACCCCCGCCATCGACGAACACGGCGTCCGGGTTGTACTTCTGGATGGCACTCGCTACCTTCTCGGCCAAGTCCATCGTGGTCATACCCTTGTACCTGAAGGTCGGGTACGTGCGAGCGTCGCGCCCCTTGCGCAGCAGGATCACCGACTCGTTGTTCCCCTTGCGCGCCACGTCCACGCCCATGACGAGCGGTGCCCCGTTGTCCGGCACGACCTCGCGAGTCGCGGCGTCCTGGGCCAGATCGCGCCCGATGAACTGATCGACACCGGTCGTGGGGAACTGACCCTTGACCTCGACCTTCGTGACGTCGTGGTCCTCGCCGTACTTGTCCGCGATGCGCTGATACACGGCGCCATCGACGCCCTCGACCGTCCGACTATCGACGTACCGTGTCTGCCAGAACCCCCGGTCCTTGTGGAAGCACTCAAAAAACCGCCCGGTGTTCCGGCGCGGGTTCGAGATCACGATCCACAGGCGCAGAGGTGCCAGATCGGTGAAGAACCCCTCGGTCACGTTCCAGATCGGGTCCGGGATACCGGACGCCTCGTCGTACTGGACCATCATGCCGATCTGGCTGTGGGCACCGGCGAACGCGTCCGGGTTTTCCTCCGACCACGACTGAGCATCGACGTAGTAGTACTGCGTGTCGATCGACAGCTGGTCCTGCACCAGCTGCCCGAACCACTTCGCCGGGCGCAACGAGGTCGATGACTTCTCGAACCAGTGCCGGTTGATCGCCATCGTGTGCCACTTACCAAGCTCGGCCATCGTCCGGGACCGCAGCTGCGTCTCCGTGTTCGCCGTCACGATCGTCGTGCTCCCGAGCCAGCAGGACATGACGAACATGTCCATCATCGAGAGCCACGCGCTCTTGCCGATCCCCCGGCCCGACGAGATGGCGAGGTACAGGGGCGACGGGGGCAGCCCGATGCGCTGCTTCTCCATGTCCAGCATCAAGTGGTCCCCGAGTCGCTTGAACTCGTCGATCTGCCACGTCCGCGGCCCGTCCATCCGCTCCAGCGGCGTGCCCTTCACGCCCCACGGGAACGCATACCGAACGAACCCCTCGGGGTCGTACTTGAACTGGAGCAGATCGAC